CGAACTGGGTTGCTCAGATACGTCTCTGCAATCTCAAGAACATTCTTCGGCATGGTCGCACTAAACAGGGCCAGACGAGTGGTGGGTGGAAACTTGCTATTCAGAATCGCTCGAATCTGATCCACAAACAGATCCTCCAACATCTGATCAGCCTCGTCCAGAATCACATACTTCATGTGCTCGACTGACAGCTCGCCACGGCAAATCAAATCGAAGATGCGGCCAGGGGTACCCACAATAAACTGGGCACCCGCCTTCAACGCCGCCACGTCCGCTCGAATCTGATTTCCACCTGTCGCGGAAAGGACCTTCAAATTCATATATGATCCAATCGAAGCTGCTACACGCTCCGTCTGCTGCGACAACTCGCGGGTTGGGCAAATTACCAGAACTTGAGGTGATTTCTTGGAGGTATCCACTGCCGACAATGCACCCACTGTAAAGGCACCTGTCTTACCCGTTCCCGACTGAGATTGAGCCAAAATGTCGTTCTGTTCACGCATCGGTACAATTGCGAGTTGTTGAATCTTGGATGGACGCTCAAATCCATAGGTGTATACACCACGAATCAATGGATCGTTCAGACCCATTTCATCGAAGCTATCATATGCTTTGACTTCTTGTTCTACTTCCGTCATGTCTATGGAATAAACAGATGGAATCTTTATGCCCTCAATTTTTATAATCCCGTAAAATTTGATGATTTAAAATCCATGATTCAAGGTAGAACCATGGCCGACGAAGAAGATATCGAATATGAAGAGTATGATGCCGAGGAGTATGACGGTGTGGAACTTCCAGAAGAAGAAGTCGGATCCGAAATGAAACCTGAACTCAAGAAACTCTATCAGCAACATCCCGAGTGCACGTTGGACTATGTTGAGCAAGTTCTCCCGAAAATTCCATTACAAATCGCTCCACCAGGCGGAGCAGAAGCGGACGAGAATCACCGGACATACCCTTTTCTTACCATCTTTGAACGTACCAAAATCATCGGTCTACGCGCCAACCAGATCAGCCGAGGATCCGCTCCATTTGTGGCGGTTCCCAAACATATAACCGATGTACGCGACATTGCTCGTCTGGAACTCGAACAAAAACGTCTCCCTTTCATTGTAAAACGACCTCTTCCAAACGGATCCTTTGAATATTGGAGACTGTCCGACCTCTTACTGCTTTAATTCGAATGATATGACAATAACTTCGTGCACGACGTTTTCGGAAAGATTGAACGATACGATATTCTTGTTCATGAAGGATGGATTGGGATATTGGTATATTTTTTCGTTCGACCACCGAGGCCATACTTATTGATTCTTCGGATTTAAAAATTTGATGCCCGTGTGATCCGAATAGAAAAGACACACATGGAACATCAAGATTGGACCACCGTTGTTCTCAAGCGCCGCAACCCAAAAGATAGCAAACCAGCCGTCGATACGGAAAAGATCCGTCTTGCCAAGCTCGAACAAACCGATGATTACGCACCTCCTAAGAAGCGTGTATCTGGGGAATCGATTCAAGCCCTCATTCGAAAGCGCATGGAACTCGGACTAACCCAAGAAAAAGCTGATCAAAAATGCTCCTTCCCAAAGAACACCTTTAAGGACATCGAGTCTCACAAATCACTTCCTAACTCGGTGCAACAATCTGCCCTTCAACGACACTTCGGAGTTCAACTGAAAATCGATCATATCTAAAGACGTATGCTGATTCATATGACAAGATGCGTTCAATCTATTCCTATCTCCAACACAGCAAGAACGTATGTTTTTATAAGATTGATGCACAGCCATTTCATCCACGTCTTTCCTTTCCCAATGCGACCACGGCAACATTGATTCATTGCAGCCGTGCTGGCGTAGATCGACTTCTATCTCCCTCTTTTTTTCCAAATCTTAGAACGGTGCATTATTTGTCTGCCCACCCAGGAATAGTCGATGTGTATCGCCGTTTTTCCAAACCGATTAATTGGTTGTTTCCCAATCGAATCTATGGTTTCTATAATGCAATGATTGAAGCGGGCTACGGACATGTTGAAAATCAGTTGATTCGTTCCTATGTTCATCAGTTTGATTGCAATGGGGCGAAGTTGAATCTTCCAGGATATGGATCACACGATGCTTCAACCTATCATAAGCAATTGCTGCATTATTTGCAGAATCTACCGGTTTCTTCTTCTAAACCACTACTTCCGGATGAAAACGAGTTTGATAACCCACACTTTGAATGCGGCGGATCACAAGGATCGGTTCATGAGTATATTCAACAGCGTATGGAATCTGATTTTTTCCAGTCTATCATGGATGATTGCGAAAAAGAGGAAAAGAATCTTATGAATAAGTATAGAGGATGAGTAATACTACTAAAACACCGACAAATAATGCTGGAAAAAATGCTATAAAAGAATGGCCAACTGCCGCACAGCCATCCGCTGTAGCCGCTAATGCAGAAAGACGAGCCACACAAGCAAACTTTACAGGTGCAACACTCGTTCAACCCACGCCTGCCCCAGGACCTGCCCCAGGACCACAAGGCGGCAAGCGAAAACGTAAAACACTTCGTAAAACACGTCGTACACTTGGTAATAAAAATAAGAGCACTCGTAAACATTAACGTTATTTTTAACCACCCTGACGCCACTCCTTGCCGCAATTCAAGCAGGTAATGAAGATCGTCATCGGCTCATCTGCCGAGCGAGTCTGAAGCTCATAATACGTGCACTCACGCTTCTGGCATCGTCTGCACTTGAACTGATCCGTCGCACGACTCTTGTTTCCTTCCAAAATCTTTTGTTCGCGTTGCAACAACTTATCTTTCAACGCAAACCAATGCTCAGGATACATCTCATACGCCGTCATAAATGGAACAAATGACAGCGGGAATTCTCCTTCTTGTACACGCATAATAAGGCGTGTATTCCCTACAGGGCTCTTCGGGTGCAAATTACTAACCACCGATCGAAATCGTTGCCGATACGCCTCGCAGAATTGTGGGGTTTTCCAGTTCAATGCAATGTATTGTCTCTGGGCATATTGATGCGATGCCTGAAAGATCGCCTTCTCTAAATCTCGAATCTCCTCCTGAGGAAACATCGGACTCAAGAACGAAAGTGCCTCCAGGCATTTCACACGCAACGGATTAGACTCTGCTTCTGAATCGATCGGGATTTCTTCCTTCCATGCGTTCACATCCACTTTCGGATGAATCGGTGCACGCTTCCTCTTCACTACCACGGGTGCTTCCTCCTCTACTTCCTCCTCCTTGTCTGGAATCAAATCCTTCTCATCTGTATCGCTCTCCTCAAAATCGTCCTTCACCGACTTCTCCTCCTCTTCTACCTCCTCTTCTTCCTCGTCCTCATCGTCCTCATCTTCTTCTCCATCGTCATCTCCTTGCTCCTGGAAGAATGCATTCCATTGATCCACAGTGTATGGAAGAGGCTGTTCCCAGCGTGGAGTATGAGATGCAAGAACGATGGCATCTCCAAAGAGCACTGTCTCCAAATGAGGATCAGGCAATTCGATCTTGTTCTCCGTTCCTTTTTTTCCTTTTTTGTATCCAATAACGGACAACACCATTCGATTTGTTTCATACTGACACACCAATTCTGGAACCTCCTTCTTCTTGAAATATTTCTGGATGATTTCCATTGTCAAGGATCGATCATCCGTTAACGACAACGTAGCCTTCTTAGCATCGCCCTTAATGGAAAGTACAACTGTATTCAAGGATGTCATCTTCTAGTGTAAAACTCGGGATGAATGCTTAAATAGCGTGATTGATATATCTATTAAGAGTCGCCATGCCCTCAATTTTTGTATGGCCGGCAACCGAATCCATTTCAACCCTTTCAACTTGTACTTATTATTCTGGGTCTAATTGGTTTATGCAAGAATATGATTCTTCTTCCATTGCATATGAATATCAACAACAATTTATGCTATCCGATGTTTTGGCATGGAAGGCCAAACGCTTAACACAAGATTGTTTGGGAGCAGATCTTCTAGAAGTTCTTACGGTTCCCTATCGCCTAATCAAAGACGATTCCTATGCAACCCTAGAGCAAGTGGGGTCATGGATGCGATGCATTTTGAAGAAAGATACAGAATGTAGCGTGGATACATTACAAACTGAATGGAATACCGTCCAAAAATGGTATTCTACAACTGCCCCTATTAAGAATCCAGATGGTATCAAAAAGAAACCGTTAAATGATGGAGAATTCCTCATACGATTTTCACGAGACCAAAAAGAGAAATGAATTCCTATGTCGTTCTGATTTCCATTCTGCTGGTTGGATTCGCCGTCTACTTGATGATCCGTGATAAAGTATTTACAATTGATGATTCACCGGCTCCTATGGAGTCATTCGAAGTTCCAGCCCCTGCCTCTATTGAAATTCGTCAAGCCCCTGTCTACGCCCAACGCGACGTTGCTTCTTCCGGCCCGAACGCACCAAGTGCCTCCGCTCCTTCTGATGAGGCTGTTGTCTATGGCGAGCCACAGGCTACCGATCCCTACCATGAACAACAGGAGAGTTCGGATATTCCCGAGAATCTACGTCATCCCGAGCGTGCGTTCCGTCCACCACCGGCGAATGACATGACCTCCCTCGCGGTTCAATCGGGTGTTGCCAGCCATACTACACAGGTATCAAATGATAACTCACAGGGATTTCAGACAGAGATCATTCAAGGTGGTGGAGAATTCATGCCTGGCATTTTTGCAAATGATACATACAATGACACCAGCTTTTCGTCTTTTTAATTTCGAAAATAAAAATATAGATGTCGAAGATACAAACTTTGAATACAATCATAGAGGAAACAAATAATAATATTCAACGTGAACTTAATAAAAAACCAGTCATGTCGAGACAACAATTGGGTCGTTATCACAACCCTGATATTGAAAGGGAAACGCTGTTAGCTATGACTGAAAATGAAATATCTCAATTGCCCAATAATCAACAGAACCTTGTGAGACAGGTGCAAGCTGAAGCACGTGGCAAGAATGGCGGTCGTCGTACTCGCCGCACACGCCGCACACGTCGCACACGTCGCACACGTCGCACACGTCGCACACGTCGCACACGTCATCAATGAGTTTAAAGCCACGTTGCGATAGAAATACAGAATGAGTCGATCGATTAGCAGCACTACTCCACACTTTGAGAAGCAAAAGGTTCCACGATTCCGTCGCCTAGATAATGATCATATCTCGGCCATTGAATCCCTTTCTCGCACATTCCCTTTCTTGAAAGAACGTGTAGAAATTCACATGCCCTTTCATCGATCCAAGCCCACTTTTTCATCAGGATCCGTCTGGCTGTGGCCCAAGTTTGATAAACGTCCTGTTGGCTACCTGATCTTCATCGACGAGTTCGCACCTTGCATTTGGTATCCTGAGCGTCAGGAAGGCATGACCTTTCGCTGGCTTCTTCCACCTACGTTTTGCCAGAAGGGAGCCACCGTCTGCCTCGCTAACATTCTTGCCGGCGAATCCGTTCTTCAAATCGAAGACATCATCATCTACCAAGGAAAGGATCTGTGGTCGCATCAACCCTTTTCCGAACGATGGAATTCCCTGCGTGCATTCTGGGGATCTCTCCCTCCTGATCAGCCTCTCTTGGCGTTTCAGCCCCAGATTGTCAAGCCGATCGCGTTGAAGGATTGGAACCTTCATTACAATTCTGCGATTTACTGGATCATTCAGCCCGATCATTCCCGACAGCCTCGTTGGTACTGGAAAGATACGGTGACGGTTTCTGAACATACTCCCGTCAAGTTCATCGCTCCTGTTCTGAAACGAAGCCAAGAGATGGTACAAACACTATGTGCACTCTGCACTCCCTACACCAAGTCTGTTTTGCCTGATACCTATTCATTGACGGCACAAGAGGGCGAATCACTAGGAATGGCTTCTATCCCATCCCTTCAGATGTCTCAGGAGCTTCGTAAACTATTTACAGGAAAGACCACTGGACTTCCTGTCGAAGTGGAATGGAATGAGAATTTTCGTAAATACCAGATTGTACGAGTTATGCCCGAATCGAATCCCATCACCACTGCGTCGTTTTTCCACCACGCTAGCTTTTAATCATTTCCTCTCAATAGAATGCGACGATCCAGACGCTCTAGTGGAGGCGGTTATTCCGTATCTCCCTCTAACTTTGTTTCTGTTGGAAACCCCATTTATCAACAATATTCTGGACCAGGAAAGGACTGTGTGGCGGACGCAGCGGTTCGTCCGAGCTTTCTCTCCATGTTTCCTGGCAGCCTAGGTGTATCCGGTATGGCTGGTGGTAAACGAAGAAAGCATAAGCGTCGCAGCATGCGAGGCGGAACTCGTCTTGCAGTCGCTTCCTTTGAGAACCCGGTTGGAGACATGCTCGGTGCTCCTCCAGCACAAGTATCTGCACCTGGTGTAGCAACGCACGCAGTAGATGCGACATCGCCGGCGACAGATCCTTCTGCGGCTGCGGAACAGGGTGCCCACACCACACAAACGGGTGGTCGCTATGAATCCAATCTCGGTGCAGCACTAGATTCCGTTTCTGCAATTGGAATGAGCTCCTATGCTCCGATCCGCAGTATTGCATGCGAAGGAGCTCATGCCAATTCGATGAACACGGGAATGGGAATGATCCAACGCCCCATGCTAGGCGGTGCGATGTTGGCGAATCCACTTGATCTTCGTGCGACCACGGCGGGATACTCTCATCAGTTTGAGACGCTTGGCGGAACCAGTGCGGTAGGCGGTCTCATGCTCAATGTTCCAGCAGATGGTCGTGCTTCTAATCCAGCATGCTCAACAACTGGTGGCAAACGCAGTACTCGAAGCAAGCGCACTCGCCGCGGAAAGAAGAGCAAGCGTTCTAAGCGCAGCCTTAAGAAAAGCAGAAAGCATCGCAAGTAAATGATTCATATTCCTATTATTTCCATCATGACACTCATCATGGAAATAATAACGTTTTCATCTCTTATTCTAACATTAACTCTGGAGCATCACTTGCGGTGATACAGGTTTGCATAACCATCATTTTCTTTGTTTCCTTATCCGCAGAATGATATCTCTTAAGAAAATCGTCGACTTGATCTCCTACATGTAATAATGTCTGAAGAAGTTCAAATGGAGAATCTTTCTCCTCAAAGTAT